AATCCCAACAGGCTTTATACGAACAAGGTAGGACTACGGCAGGAAAGGTGGTTACCAATGCTAAAGCTGGTGATTCTTGGCATAACTGGCGTTGTGCTGTTGATGTCGTACCTATGGTCAATGGCAAGCCTAATTGGGATGGTCTACACCCTGTATGGGATAAGATCGGTCAACTAGGGGAACAAGCAGGATTAGAGTGGGCAGGTCGCTGGCGTACATTTAAAGAACTGGCTCATTTTCAGTACACGGGTGGGTTAACCCTGACAGACCTTAAAAGCGGTAAAGAAATAGCTTAAAACTGGCTTAGAGGATTAAGTCGTTTACGGTCATACTTGTAGGAAGGGTGAGAACCGCCCATAAGCGTTGCAAATTGAAATAACTCATCCTTATCCACCCAGCCCACAATATCGCCACCATCATCGTCTAAAACGACTAGGATGTAGAAGTCACACGGTTTTTTGCGGTGGTATTCGGTTACATACACATCACCCTCTTTATTACGGGTAGATTTGACATCAATTGTTTTGCCGCCTGAAGTCTTGAGATCGGCTGGGTTCTTCTTTTGATTGATAGAAAAGTCGGGCATTAAGTTTAAATACTTGGCTACCAAATACTCACCTTTAAACCCGTCTATATCCATTTCGTAAGGGTCTTGCTTGCTTACCTGCCTGTCAAAATTAAACTGCATGGCGTTTTTCCTACGCATAGTACCGAAATACTCGCATAAGAAAAGTTCATGCTTGGACAGGTCAACCCTCAAATCACATACCCGTGCATTAAATAGTTAGTGCCAAAAACAATGACACAGATCAAAATAGCTACTAAACCGCCTTGGATAAATTCTTTCATGTCATTCTCCTATTGAAAAATACGATAGCGTGGGTTACAGGTAACTTCTACGGGTACATCACTCATAATGCCGTTAATCTTACGCTTTGCCGTAATAACTACGGGGCGTGTACCAGCTTCTTCACATTCTGTAATACCTAGTATGACCTGCTGGCGGCTCATGTGAAAAGCCTGTTTATCAGTTTCTAGGCTGACATTAGGTGGGTCAAAGGAAGTGCAAGCGGCCAATGCTAATGGTGCTATTAAAAGTAAATATTTCATTTGTCATTCCGTTCTGACCAAGCCATTTGAGCCTGTTCGTTAAATTTATCAAAATTGAGTGCGTGGATCATTTCCCATACGCTTGTTTTTGTGTCGCAGGTGCAGACATCTTCAATTTCTATGCCGCCTACATGACCAACGCTAGGTTCGTCTTTGTCTATATACCCGTAAACATCTAGGTAGGTATCACCAACATACATCGAAAATAAATAGTTATTGCTCATGTCTATCTCACTTTTTTTAAAGTATGCCCCCCGTAGGGGGCTAGTTAATTAACAGGTTACTGCGTACCATTTAATGCCATTGTTATCTTCATAATCAAAAGCATCACATCTGCCACAAGGCATACCGTCAAACCAACCACCGTTGTAACGGCAGTTCTGTTTTACAACTTGTTTGGCAATTTTGTTGGCTTCAGCTTCTTGTTCAAAATACAAAACGCTTAAAGAGATACGGCCATCGTATTTCCATTGACCTTTAACTTTGCCAAAGGAAAGAACTTGACCGCCTGTTTTTATTTCATTCATTTAAAACTCCTTTTCTATCTCACTCCCCAATGGAGTAACTCTAGTATATTAAGTTAGCTTAACATTGTCAATACTTTTTTATAGGGATTTACCCTTAGTTTTGTAAAAATACAACAGGGCAACATTTGGCAGTTGGTAGCTGTTAGGTTGAAAGCCGCAAAAACCCTAACTTACTGCATCCTGTTATGGCGGCTTAACGCCCTAAAAATAGGCGGTTTGCAAACCTTTAACTGGCTGAAAATGCACAGACCTTAAATAAGTTGGGGTACTCCTTGCGTTTCCCCCGTTCCCGTGAAGGAATTAAAGATTGTTCTTGATCTGATAGACCCTTAACAAATGCTGGAAGCACTCCCAACTCTTTTGAAGCTGGGGTTCTTCTATTTCAATTAATTTTACTTGATTAGTCGTGCCGTTGACAAATACGATGGCACAGCGAGCAGTAGGCAAGCCTAGTCCTTCACGGTAGGCCGCTAACTGCATTTCATGTTCAAAATATACATCAACTTTATCCAAATCCGTGTCTTTTGTTTTAAAGTCAACTATGAACCCAGTACCCTGCCCGTTGATTGGTTTAGCCATCAAATCGCATTTGCCACCATACCCTAGATGATGCCCAAAAGACTTCTCTGCAAGCCACGGTTGGCTTCCAAACGCATCTTTAAGCACCTTGTCAATCTCATCAAGGTAAGCTGGCTTTTCAGGCAAATACATCTGCTCAAAATAGCCCTCAATGATGGCGTGAATAGCTGTACCCCGTTCCGCGGCTTCCCTACCAGTAGCACGGCTATCTTGCATGACACGCTTTAGCCACTCTTGTTCAGGTTCGTTGGTTTCTCTTGGTAGTGTTAAGGCGGCTAAGAGGACTTGTTGTTGCTTCCATGTATCAAGGCCTGCCTTTGATAGTTGTCCGTTAATTGTCGTAACACTTGGCAGAAGTCCGTCTTTTCGTGCATCCCGAAGCGTTGTTGCCCGCTCGCCAGTTTTGCCGATGGTTGTATAGGCTGGAGTGCCGTCTTTAGTGTACCAATGGCCATTTGGTTCTACCTTTTCTTTAACTATCATAATCAGAACGGTACATCATTTAGGACATCATCTTCAATCTTAGGGGCATCAGCTTCACGCTGTTTTTGCCCACGCCACTCTGACGATTCGGTAATCTTTTCTTTGTAATACTTAGGCAAAGCATCGTATACAGCTTGGTCAAACTCAGCTAACCAAAAATGCAAACAAGGATTAATTCCTTTAGGCTGGGCGTTACGCAGGGCAGACGGTACAGGGCTAATACCGCTAATGTTGGCGTACTTACCATCTTCTGAGTGGGTAATGTTGACCATGCAAAACTTGTCTAGTAAGTTACGCAAATCAAACTTCTTGCGATCTTCTGCGGTCATCTTCTTGTTAGACCATGCTTCTAGGTCTTGACGCAACCTAGCTTGATCCCCAAGGCTAACTGTATAACGCTTAGACACAATCAAAGGTTTACCGTCATCTGTCTTTAATGGCTGGTCTTGATTGTCATTACCATGCAATTCCCAAGTCAATACAACTTTGTGCATGATTTTGGTTTCGCCAGCCCATTCTGTAGCTTGGTGGCCTAAGTCAATGACCGAATACAAACGAGCCATGTGTAACCCTGCTGGGGCTATTTTAAATTCTTTACTGTTATCGCTAATAATCATTGTTTGCTCCTAAAAATAGTTGAAAAGTCATCAAAGACTGCTTGTAATACGGGGTTTTTTTGTACTGGTGATGGCAAGCCACACGCATAGCGTAGGTCACCTATCTCATCTGCTGTGATAAATACCCCATCCTCGAGGTCTTTAAAGATGCGTTCCAAATGTTCTTGGAAGCTGTGAAAGTCTTGATCTTGCTCACTCATACGAGTTCTCCTTAATTAACACGGCATATACCGTACTTAGATATTAAGCCAACTTAAAACATAAAGCAATACTTTATTTGCAAATTGTTGTAAAAATGTTAAGATAGCTTATGGATAAAATTACATCAACAGCAATGATCCGTCTTTTAGGCGGTTGTACACGGGTATCTAAGTTGGTCAATGTATCCGTTCCAGCCGTATCTATGTGGCAAAACGGGGACATACCTTACGATAAGTTAGTAATCCTTGCCGCGACATTAGAGAAAGAATCGCATGGTTTAGTAACCCGTAAAAACCTGTTTCCAAAAAATTACAAGTTGATATGGCCTGAATTAGATTGATGTATACTTAAAATATTGAGGACTTGAACACTCGATAGGATAGGGTTTTATAGGTGGTTTTAGGGTTTAGGAAAGTTTCGTGAGGTAATTTTCCCAAGCCGTTCAAGCTAAAGCTACCTATAAAGCCCTTTTTTATTGTCAGTCCCATTCGTACTCCAAACGATATAAAGCACTTAAATGGGTGGCGTGGAATAGAACATGGGCTGGTTTACACCTGACAGCAAGCCCCGTAGCCTTGAGTGGGGACTACACAAGATACAAGGACAATGGTGATAGACAACCTTGTATCGAATGAACACTACCTTCGGGAGCATTAGTTCGGGACACATCCTGAATGGATGGGGTGCTATCACCTTTGGGACACCTATGACAAAAAAACAACACATAGGGAAAACACCTAGAAATAAATAACAATCATTAAGACAACTTAACATATACTTTTAACATGATAGAAAATTTGATGTTGATTTTCTCTGTTGGAATATTTGCCGTACTAGGTGCGGTAATGTTCTTTATGTTTGTAATTCTTTATTGGGTGAAATCATGACTTGGAACTTGCGTTTAGTAAATTTGAGTAGTCCATACGAGGATTACTTTGAGATTCGTGAAGTGTATTACGACACGATGGGAAAGCCGATAGGACACACTAAAGCGGCTATTGGTGGCGAGGACAGGCTAGAAGTAGACCGTTACATAGAACTAGCTAAACTTGCTTTGGATAAACCTATTTTAAAGTTTGCAAATAATGAAGATACAAGTAAAGATCACGAAAGAGCATAAAGATGGGTCAGCCGATGCTCAAGTTAATTTTGACAAAGCAGGACTTGAGTGTCTTGTCCAGCACGGACTTATCAGTCTGCTTACCCAAGCAATTGATGTCTACAAAGTTAAACCCGAGGGAGATGAAGCACTTATTCAACGAGCAAAAAACATCATCAACGATTTTGTTGCAAAAGACAAAAAACTAATTAAGGATCACTATGAACCCCTATTTACAGGAAATCTTGCACCAAATCACAGTACGGATAACCGAACTAGAAACAAGAAACACAATGCTAGAAGCTGAATGTGTAGCATTGCGACAGCAACTTGAGGAACTAGAACATGATAGAAACTTTAGTTAAACCCCAAGTGCTAGACAACGATATTGCGGTGATGAAAATATTGCAATTGATGGGTCAGCTTTCTTTAAATGACATTGAATATATCTTAAAGATATCCCAAAAAGTACACACACTAATAAACAACAATGAACTTCAATGATTTTTATGCTTTGTATCCCCGTAAAATGGGTCGTAAAGACGCTGAACGGGCATGGAACAAGCTAACCCCTGTCCAGCAAGCCGAGTGCCTAGAAGCCATGCCTAATTACCTTAAATACTGGAAGATTAAAGAAACGGCTAAAGATTTCATACCATACCCTGCTTCATTTTTGAACGCTGAACGGTGGACTGACGAAATTGATATTGAGCCAATTCAATCTAAAAAACCTGAATTGCCTTGGTATTCAAGCGAAGAACTTACCAAAGCTAAAGCCCAAGAAGTCGGCTGTCAGGCATACGCTGGTGAAGGTTGGCAACAATGGCGAGCACGAATTAGTCAGAAGATAAAGCAACTTGAAGAACAACTCTGACGATTACCTTGCTTGGTGGTATATCGGTGTAGCAAAAAAACGAGGTTGGCCAGCAGTTGTTAAATTGTTAGCCCAATACCCTGAAAAAGAAGAACGCATTAAACAATTAATAAAAAAGAAACTAGGAAAATGATTGATAAAGTTTTTACTTATTGCAGACAGCGTGGTTTTCCACATTACGATTTGCCAATGGAAAAAAAGCTACGGGAACTAAATAACCTTAAAAAGTTTGACCTTGATTCTATTGTGCAAAACGGGATAGTTCGGCAGACCTTACATGGAATGGGTTTAGCTTGGTCTTATTTTCCGCACCATTGGGAGATTAGAACAAGAAAAATGAAAACTGCATTGGATGTGTTTAATAACGATGAATTGCTTAAAAAAGCCATTGCTAGTCGCATCAAATGGGGTACTGAAAAGATTGTTGGTAAAAACGGTGAAATAAGTGATGCTAACTACAGAAAAGCCTTGCGTACATATTCAGGGGTACAACGGGTATCTAACTTTAGACCTAGTGCGGCATCAGGCATTTACCGAAAATACGCTAAAAACGGTGTAGTTTGGGATATGTCATGCGGTTTTGGGGGTAGATTAATTGGTGCTTTAGCCAGCGGTAATGTCAAGAAGTACATAGGTACTGACCCGTCAACTCCGACCATGCAAGGATTATTAAAAATTAAAGAAGATTTTTGCCAAGATTTTGAGGTTGAATTACATCAGATTGGTAGTGAAAATTTTGTTCCAAATGAGCCTGTAGACTTGTGTTTTACTTCACCACCCTATTTTGATACAGAACGCTATACAGACGAAGCAACACAAAGCTATGTAGCCTATGATACTAATGAATCTTGGAACGAAAACTTTTTGCGTAAGACTATACAAAATTGCCATAAAGCCTTGAAAGACAACGGTTTTATGCTTATTAATATAGCCAATGTAGTGACCCATAAGACTTTAGAAGATGACACCGTAAGGATTGCTGGTGAAGAAAAGTTTGAACTTGTAGAAGTATTAAAAATGCAATTGTCTAGCATAACCAAAGGAGGATTTAAATACGAACCAATTTTCGTGTTTAAAAAAATATGAGAGAGATAGACCCCAATAAATGTATAGACTTTATATTAGAAAACGCAGGTAAGTATGCACAAGCAAAAGGTGAACTGGCGGAACTTGAAGCGTACAAGAGTTCGCTTAAAGCTATCAAAATGGCTGAAACTAGCGAACAAACTATTGGGGCACAGGAGCGTGAGGCTTATCGAAGCGAAGATTATCAAAATCTATGTAAAGCGATTGGCAAAGCTACGGAAAACGCAGAAAAACTCAAATGGGAACTAGAAGCCGCTAGACTTAGACACTCTACATGGCAGACCCTAGAAGTATCTAACCGTAACCAAGATCGGATATTAAAATGACCCTGAAAGTAACCGAAGAATTTTTAATTCTTAAACTATTTTGCAAGATGTACGAAGATGCCCTTAACCGTAAAGACTATACACAGATGCTTGAATTAAGCGTTGATATTGCGGAATCAGGCGAGAAACTAGAACAACTTACTGTAGATCATATTAATGGCCACGAAAAGTGAGAAAGAAAAGTACAGAAAAATCGCTGAATTGGGATGCTCATTATGTAGGCATCAAGGCAACGAGGGAACACCAGCTGAACTCCATCACATTAGACGAGGTGGCGTACGAAGCCGCAGTCCAATTATTCCGCTTTGCACCTACCACCATCGAGGATC